TTGTTATCTTGGGCGCTTCTACATTTGTTCCTTTTATGAAACTATCATCTACACACCGTAGAGAAGTTGTAGAAGAAATCTTAGATATTAAAATCTTTTCGTTGATGAATCTTTTATTAAAAAACAAGTTAAAAGATATCACTAATGATATTACTTCTATAGACAACGAATATAAATTATACGAACAGAAAATAGAACTTCAACAAAAACATTTAAAGGATTTACAAGACAACAAAGATAAAATTATTGATGATAATAATAAAAAGATTGAGAAAAATGTTAAATCTATTACAACAAGACAAGATAAAGTGGACAAACTAGAAATAAAGAATGTAGATTTCATGAAACAGATTGAAGAACAACCTATTATCGCCAAGAAATTAAAAAAATTAAACAAACTTCATAATACAATAACTGAAAAAGAAACAAGGATTAAGAAAGAAGTAGAATTTTTTGATAACAACGAAGAATGTCCTACATGCGAACAAGTTATTGATTCTGATTTTAAATCTAAAGCAGTAGAATTAAGAACAAAGAAACTTAAAGAGTATATCCTCGGATTAAAAGATATTGAAAAGGATATTGATACGAATGAACAGGAACTTGATATCATAAAAAATATTTTGGAAAAAATTAAAAAGAATGATGTTGAGGTTGGTAAACTAAATTCTTCAATAGAAGAACTAGAAAATGTTAATAAAGAATATGAAGATGAGATTAAATCATACACTGATGAAGATGCTACAGAAAAACAATTAAAAGAACTAACACAACTACAAGAAGATTTATTTGCCTTTGGAAAAAGAAAAGCAGATTTAATTGAAGATAAACATTATAATACTGTTGTAAGAAATATGTTACAAGATACTGGTATCAAAACCAAGATTATTAAAAGATATCTTCCTGTAATGAATAAACTAATAAATGGGTATCTATCTTCAATGGATTTCTTTATTAATTTTACTATAGATGAAAACTTCAATGAAGTTATTAAATCAAGATATCGTGATGAGTTTAAATATTACTCTTTCAGTGAAGGGGAGAAAATGAGAATTGACTTATCATTGCTGTTCACATGGAGAGCGATTGCTAAAATGAAGAATTCTACAAACACGAATCTTTTACTTCTTGATGAGATATTTGATAGTTCATTAGATACAACTGGAACAGATGATTTTTTAAAGATATTAAACACATTTAAAGATGAGAATGTGTTTGTTATTTCCCATAAAGGTGATGTCCTGTTTGATAAGTTCGCACATATTGTTAAATTTGAGAAAATTCAAAACTTTAGTAAGTTGGTAGATGTAACATGAGAAGGGTGTTGACATTTTAAATAGATATGTTATTATTATTAAGCGGGTATAGTATAACTGGTAAGTACACTATTCGTCCAGAATAGAGGCATGGGTTCGAATCCCATTCACCCGCTCCAAAAATAATTCTTGCCAAATGAAAACTAATGATTACCTTGTAATTAAGATGTTGCCGAAAGGGATATCTTAAACTCGCTTAAAAGGAGATAAAAATTATGACAAGATTAGTTCGATATACAACTAACGAGTTAGATGACCTGTTTAAATTGACACCGTTTTCAGTCGGTTTTGATAGTATGTTTGATAGGTTATTGACAAACACTTACAATACATCTGCGACATATCCACCTTACGATATAGTAAAAGTGGATTCTGGTCATTATGAAATTAGAGTGGCACTTGCTGGATTTACCAAGAAAGGTATCCAAGTCAAATGTGAAGATGGCACTTTGAGTATTGAATCTGTTGAATCTGATTCTAAAGTTGTTGACAAAGAAGAACATTTGGTTCATGGAATTTCCAGTAGGAAATTTAAAAGAGCATTTACTCTTTCAGATGATATGGTGGTAAATGATGCTACATTTAAAGACGGTCTATTGACAGTCAAACTTGAAAAAATCATACCAGATGAAAAGAAACCAAAAACGATAGACATTAAATAATGGTGTTTATATTTTATTATGAGAGGGGATTGTTTTTACAATCCCTTTTTTTATAAAAAATTTTATATTGCCTATTGACAAGATAGGAGAATAAGGTATAATATTAGAATACAATTAAAGGAGTTACATTATGAAACTAAGTGAACAAACCAGAGAAGTTCTTAAAAACTTTTCTACTATTAACCAAAACTTATTGGTTAAGCCTGGGAAAACACTTACCACTATGTCGGCAATGAAAAACATTGTTGCGAAGGCAGAAGTTGGTGATTCATTCCCAAAAGAATTTGCGATTTATGATTTAAATGAATTTTTAGCCGCATTATCTTTATTTCAAACACCTGATTTGGATTTCCAAGAACATTGTGTTGTTATCACAGAAGGGAAAACAAAGAATAAAACTTTAAAATACTTTTATTCTGACCCTAGTGTTATAACTTCACCATCAAAAGAAATACAAATGCCTGAACCAGAAGTATCATTTGAATTTAAACATGATACATTCAATAGAGTTATAAAGGCATCTGCAGTTCTTGGAGTACCTGACCTTGTATTGAATGGAAGTGGTGCTTTATCGGTTACAGATAAGAAAAATTCTTCAGCAAATAATTTTTCGGTTGATGTTGATACGGAAGGAATAGGCGATTATAAGTTTTATTTCTAAGTTGAAAACTTAAAAATTATTTCTGGTGACTATGATGTAGAGATTTCTTCGAAGAATATCTCACATTTTATAAATAAAAGCAACGACAAGACTGTTCAGTATTGGATTGCACTTGAACCAGATTCTTCCTATACTGTATAGTGTGTGGTGGAGTGACGAAAATTGGAAAAATATTTTAGAAAAATATTTTCTGCAGATGGTTGGAAACATTTTTGGGGAAAGCCAGAAATAAAACCTTTAGATGAAATTGACTGGGACAAAATTTGTAAATACAGTATGATATATTGGGGAACAGTTTTAATATGGTCAATTTGGTTATTATAGTATTATGAATAGGGTGAATATATTATGGAAAATACATTTTTATTTGTTGAAAAGTATAGACCAACAAAGATTAGTGATTGTATATTAGCGAAAGAACTTAAAGAAACATTTTCTAAGTTTGTAGAACAAAAACATATACCGAATCTGTTATTAACAGGTGGCGCTGGTATAGGGAAAACTACGGTTGCGAAAGCAATGGTAGATGAAATTGATGCGACTTGGTATATGATAAACGGTTCAGAGGAATCTGGAATTGATATCCTACGAACTAAGATTAAAAACTTTGCATCTACATCTTCATTGGAAGGTGGTAGAAAATATGTTATCATTGACGAAGCAGATTATCTTAATCCACAATCTACACAACCAGCATTGCGTGGATTTATAGAAGAATTCCATAAGAACTGTGGATTTATTCTTACTTGTAATTTTAAAAATAGGATTATTGAACCATTACAATCGAGATGTAGTGTTATAGATTTTATTATTCCTGTATCAGAGAAACCAATTCTTGCAGAGAATTTTTTTAAAAGAGTTTCAAACATATTAGCAAAAGAACAAATACCCTTTGACGCAAAAGTTATTGCAGAACTTATTAATACATTTTTTCCAGATTGGAGAAGAATGTTAAATGAGATTCAAAGATATTCTGTATCTGGAAAGATAGACGCAGGGATTTTAGTCAATCTTTCAGATGTAAACATGAAAGATTTGGTATCTCATATGAAAGAAAAAGATTTTAAGTCAGTTCGTAAATGGGTTGTAGAGAATATGGATAACGACCCTGCTAAACTTTTTAGAAAAATATATAACCATGCGAATGATTATATCGACCCAAGTAGTGTTCCCCATCTTGTGTTAATCCTTGCAGAGTATCAATACAAACAAGCATTTGCTGCTGATAGCGAGATTAATGTTCTTGCGTGTCTTACAGAAATTATGGGGCAATGTAAATTTAAATGAGTTACGAATTGAAGTCATATCTTAATGCAATCAACTATACGAAAGAAAAGTTGATGGATACTGATGATGAGATGTGGGAAAAGAAATACCCGTCTTTTATTATTAATAAGGCATTATCTGCATTTGAGGAGTGTATTTTACTGGTAAACGAGATTAACATTAAATCGCATATGGATAAGAAGTTGCAATTCGAATTTTTAATAAATAGTTTAAGAAAAAGGAAAAGATTTTCTCCATGGTTGAGAAAATCAAAGATTAATGATTTGGACGTGTGTAAAGAATACTATGGTTACAATAATGAAAAAGCAAAGGAAGCTCTCCAAATACTTAGCAAACAGCAATTGCGAATCATCAAACAAAAATTAAACAGAGGTGGAACCAAATGACGGAAACAAAATGGGACATTGAACATATGTTAGAAGTGTCTTTAAAAGAACCAGATGATTTTTTAAAAGTTAGGGAAACATTATCAAGGATAGGTGTTGCATCAAGAAAAGAAAAAAAGTTATTTCAATCTTGTCATATATTACATAAACAAGGGAAATATTATATAGTGCATTTTAAGGAATTGTTTGCACTTGACGGAAAAGAAACGAATATCAATGAAAATGATATTGCTAGAAGAAATACTATAACACAACTTTTGGCAGATTGGGGACTTGTTTCTATTGTCGGCACTAACGAACCGAAAGCACCACTAAGTCAGATAAAAGTTATTTCTTTTAAAGAAAAAAGTGAATGGATACTGGAAACTAAATACAACATTGGAAAGAACATAGAAAAGAAACCAGAACCAAAAGATAGTTGATTACAGGAGTATATTATGGCAAATGATTATGAATTAAATATTATGGCTGATGATAAAAAGGAATCACAACATCCTGCTATATTGAATGCACTAAAATTAAAATATGAAAGTGAAATCGCTATAGCAAAAACCAATATTGATGTTTATCTTGTGAATTCAGTTGGTGTTGGCCAACATCCAACTATAGTTGAAGCAGTTGAGTTAGAACTTAAAAAAGTTGATAACGCACAGAGTATGCTTGATGTTATTCAAAAGCATTATTCATAGAATAAAAATATTATATGATGTTTTATACCAATGTATATCAATGGGGTGATAATTTACTTGTCCGTGCTGTCGAAAACGACAAACGAGTTTCGAAACGAGTAAGATATGAACCTACTTTGTTTGTTCCTGTTCAGAAACAAACTTCGTTTACTACATTAGATGGTAAGTTTCTTACACCAATGAAATTTACTTCTATAAAAGAAGCGAAAGAGTTTGTTGAACTGTATAAAGACCAATCTCATTTGGTTTTTGGACACACCCAATACGCATACACTTATATCGCAGAAAAATATCCAGATGATATCAAATGGGATTATAATAAATTACTTTTGATTACGATTGATATAGAAGTTGAATGTGAAAATGGATTTCCAAACCCCAAACAAGCGATAGAACCATTACTTTCTATCACAGTAAAAAACCACCAGACACAAAAAATAGTTGTTTGGGGTATTTCAGATTTTACAACAGATAGGGATGATATAACTTGTATTAAATGTAAAGACGAAAGACATTTACTTGAAGAATTTATGGTGTTCTGGGAACAGAATACTCCAGATATCGTAACTGGTTGGAATATTGATTTTTTTGATATTCCTTATCTTATGAATCGTATCAAACAATTGTTCGGTGAAGATAAATTAAAAGTATTTTCTCCATGGGGTAATGTAAGTGATAAAGAAGTTTATATGATGGGAAGGAAACACCAGATGTATGATATTCTGGGTGTTGCGATATTAGATTATTTGGAACTATACAAAAAGTTTACTTATACAAGTCAAGAAAACTATCGTTTGGAACATATCGCATTTGTTGAACTAGGTAAACAGAAACACGAAAACCCATATGAAACATTTAAGGAATGGTATACAAAAGATTATCAGTCGTTTATAGAATATAATATTGCAGATGTTGAACTTGTTGATAAACTTGAAGATAGATTGAAATTGATTGAACTTCTTATTACCATGGCGTATGATTGTAAAGTGAATTATAGTGATATGTTGGGTTCAGTAAAATATTGGGATATATTGATTTATAACTATCTCCGTAAGAAAAATATTATTGTTCCACAAAAAAGAAAACACACGGCAAAGGCAGAGAGATACGAAGGTGCATATGTTAAAGACCCACAAGTTGGTTTACATAATTGGGTTATGTCTTTTGATTTGAATTCGCTATATCCACATTTGATTATGGAATTTAATATATCCCCAGAAACTTTGATTAAACAAGTTAAGAATGTTGATGTGGATAAGTTACTAAACC